AGAGGTTAAACTTGCGGCAAGTCTTAACGGTCTTATCCCTGATGCTATCATCAAACGGATGAGGAATGAAAAAACACAGCTTACAGCAAAACTTGAATTGCTCAAACGAAAGGAAGTTGAAGAAGAATGAACAAACAGGAATATCTCGACAAGAGAAATGCTCTCTACGACAAGGCCAAAAAGCTCATTGCAGAAAATAAGCTCGCCGAGGCGAAAGAGATTACACAGCAGATTGATAAGCTCGACAGTGACTTTGAAAATTCTGCCGTAGGAAAGGCAAACAAAAACGCAGAGGAGGGAATCAAAATGCCTGCACCATTCGAGAATCACAAGGCAAACATCGACCTTACAGATGAGGACGAAAAGGTAACGGACATGTACGCAACACTTGAATACAGAAAAGCATTTGCTAACTATATTCAGAACGGTGTACCCGTGCCACAGAAGTTTATGAATGTGGCATCACAGACCACATCAAGCACTGCGGCGGCTATTGTGCCGACCACAATGTATCAGCGTTTAATCGTTGAACTTGAAAAAATCGGCGAAATTTACGCAAGAGTGTTCAAGACGGCTTATCCGACAGCGCTCCTTATCCCTACACAGAACATCCGTCCGACAGCAAGCTGGGTTGATGAGGAAAAGGGTTCAGACCAGCAGCAGGTAACTACTGACAAGGTTGTCTTTGCCGGCTATAAGCTTGAATGCAAGGTTGCGTTCTCGCTCTTTATGACCAAAACGGCGCTTGACACTTTTGAATCACAGTTTATCGACCAGATCAAGACCGCAGTTGTTAAGGCTTGTGAAATGGCGATCGTTAAGGGTTCAGGTTCAGGTTCGCCAACCGGCATTCTTTCTTGCACTCCCCCTGAAGGCCAGACAATTGGAATTGCAAAAACCGGCAAGCTTACATATTCAACACTTTGCTCTGCCGAGGCGGCTCTTCCTGCTGCATACGATGACGCTGTATGGCTGATGACAAAGAAGTCATTCTTTGCGTTCATGGGCATCACAGACAGCAACGGTCAGCCTGTCGCTCGTATGTCCGAAGGACTTAACGGCAAGCCGTCACTCTCACTTTTCGGTCGTGCTGTTATCCCGACAGACGGCTATATGGATTCGTATGCTGACACGGTTTCAGCTGACACAACCTTTGCGATGATGTTCAATCTTAACGATTACATCTTCAATGAGGTAATGGGCTTAAGCGTCAAGAAGTACGAAGAAGACGACACCGATAACACAGTCCTTAAAGCCGTAATGCTTGCAGACGGTAAGGTCGTGGATACTCACAGTCTTGTTAAGCTTGTTAAAAAGAGCGCTTAAAAGAGGTTTGAATTATGGCAGTATCTAATGAAATTGAAGCCGTAAAGGTTTCGCTCCGTATCAATACGGTGTTGTTCGATGATGAAATATCTGCCCTCATTGATTCTGCCAAAAGTGACATGGCAGGTGCAGGAGTTGATGTCAACGACAAAAACTCAACTGCACTTGTTATGCAGGCAATCAAATTCTATTGCCGCGCTTATTTCTCGGTTACCGCCGACAGCGAATGGGCACGGCATTACGAAGAATTGCGTGATGCAATGGCGGCGAGAGGAGCATAAACATAATGAATGCGGATACTCTTGTTAAACTTGTGGAAAAGTCAGGGCAAACAACTAACGACATCGGCGAAATTGTGTATCAGGAAAAGCTCCGAACGATTTATGCACAACGCAAATATGTTCGACAATCTGAATTTTTTCAGGCACAGGCGAACGGGTTGAAACCCGAATGTATGCTTGAAGTCAACTCGTTCGAGTACCACAACGAAGAATTTTGTTATCTCGAAAATAAGAGGTTCAAGATTTATCGTGCGTATGAGATTAAAGGCACAGAGCGTACGGAGCTGTATTTAACGGATGTGGTAGGTGAAAATAATGTCTTTACCTAAAGCAGTTAAAATCGCCCAAAACGGCGTTGAGATAATCAGCAATGTTGACCGTATTCAATATACGCTCAAAGAGCTTGAACGAGCCGCTCTGCGTGATGTTGGGAAACTGGTATGTAAACGGTCACGACAAAAAATAAAACGCAGGACGGGGCACTTAGCGAAAAACACACAGTATTGGGTACGCTCAAAGCAAAAAATTCCTGACTTGCAGGTAGGATTTAAGCCGGGCGGATTTTACGGCTTGTATCAAGAAATCGGTACAAGCAAAGCTCCAAAAATCGGAGCATTGAGCGACGCTGCCGAAAGCAACATCAAAGACATTATAAAGATTGAACAGCAATACCTCAGTGCCGTAGGTACAGAAGAGGCAGAACGCAAATTGAACGAGGGGGAATACAGCGGTGAATAGCATTAAGAATTTTTTGAGTGCGGTTTTATCTCAGTATGCCCCTTCATTTTTTATGATTGGTGACGGGTTCCCGAGGCTTGTTTATGAAATTAAACAGCTTTACACTGATGAGCCGTACAAGAAATATCTTGTTACGCTTAATCTGTATGATAGGTTCACCACTGAGAAAATCGACAATATTGTGGATGAAATCTATTCGGATGTTGCGAGGGCAACCTATACACAAGGTGAACGGCATTACAAATTCTACAATAACAGCGACAGGCAGTATGTCGCCGAATCGGACAAAACAATAAATAGAATAATGGCAACCCTTGAATTGAGGGTTTACGAAAGAGAGGATGATTAAAATGGCAACAGTTAAGCCACGAAAGATTAAACCGTACAGCGGTTATAACGCTAAGACGGCTGACCATATGCTCCTTGATGCAGGTGCGTTTTTTGCCAACTACGATCCAGCTACGGACACATACGCAAGTGCCAAAAAGGCAGGTAAATGCCTTGGCGTAACAATCAAAGGCGGTGAATTTTCAGCCAAGCCGACACTCAGACGACTTGAATTTGACGGAGTGAAAACAAGAACTAAGGGTGACACGGTAGTTGACGGTTGGGAGGTTTACCTTAAAGCAACACTTGCCGAAATGACTACTCAGAACTTCATTTACGGTCTTGGCATCGCAGACAAAGGCACAGACGAAAAGGTCGTAGGCTACGATGTAATCACAGGTAGAGATGTTATTCTTGACGGTGACTACATTAAGAATATCACTTGGGTAGGCTGTCTCCTCGGGGAGGATAAGCCGTGTATTATTCAGGTGTTCAACGGCTTCAATGAGAACGGTCTTACACTTGCAATTGCCGACAAAGACAACGGTAAGGTAGAAGCTCAGTTCTATGGTAACCTTTCACCTGAGGTTTATGATTCAGAGGACGAAATCAAACCACCGTTTAAAATTTTCAGACCGACAGAAAAAACGGAAACAACGGAAACATCGGAGGCATAATTATGAGAAAATTAAGCATTAAAGACGCATTCACTCTTGCTCGCATTATCAAAAAAGCAGACATCAAAGAGGAAATTGCAGACTTTGCAAATCGTATCGCTATTAAAAATAACAGCAAAGATGAAACAGTCAACACCGAAGCGGTCGGTCTTGAATTTGTGATTACTCTGTTAACTTCTTTAGCAACCAAAGAAACAGAACAGGAATTCTATTCATTGCTGGCCGATATCAGAGGCGACATTACGGCAGATGATGTAAGTAAATTAAGTATCCCCGAAGTTCTTGACAATGTAAAGGCGATCATCAGGGAGAATGATATTAAGAGTTTTTTTACCTCGCTCTCAGCCTTGAAGTAAGAACATATGGAATGCTCGTGCAGTATTGTTGCGGTAATACTGCCGTACTGCATGAGCTGTCTTTTTCAGATGCTGTCAAAATTATCAAAAACGCTATAAATGACCGTAATGACGAATTGCTTTACAAAGCCTATATTTTGACTGTTGTAGGAAATTTCACAGGCTTGTCGTACATGGATTTTGTAAACAAGGCAACAGGCTCGACACGGTCTGAAAGCGTTGAGAGTGTCAATACAGAGGAAATCGAAAGAAAAGTTGAAAACTATCTTGATAACTACAAATGGGAGGAGGTGTAGCTAATGGCTGTTGAAATATTTAAGCTGTTTGGCTCTATTTTCGTCAACAATGATGAAGCAAACAAATCAATCGCCGAAACCGAGAAAAAAGGTAAAGGTGTTGCCGCAACCTTAGGTAACGGTATCAAAACCGCAGGCAAATGGGGAGCGGCAATGGTCGGAGGTGCGGCGGCAGGTGTCGGAGCATTATCGTCAGTTGCCGAAAATACCAGAGAATACCGCACCGAAATGGGTAAACTCGACACAGCTTTCACCACAAACAAATTTACAGCGGCAGACGCAAAGCAAACATATTCCGACCTCTATGCTGTGGTTGGCGACAGCGGACAAGCAACTGAGGCGGCTAATCATTTATCATTGCTTTGCGATTCCACAAAAGACCTGCAAAGTTGGACAGAGATTTGCACAGGTGTTTACGGTCAATTCGGTGATTCCTTGCCTATTGAGGGTTTGACAGAGGCGGCAAACGAAACCGCAA